TCTTGTGCACTAAAGTCTTGTTTGATGATATTCTGCGGTCTCAGAGCCTTTTTGTCGGCTTTTGTAAGACCGTCAGGGCTTCTCCTGTCTTCATGCAGCAGATTTCCCCGTGCCATTGCTCGTCTTATCGTTGACAATGAGCGCTTGATGCCTCTCTGCTCAAGTGCTATCTGCATACGCCTCACCCCATAGTTTTTGTTTTCTTCATCCTCTTCAAGAATCTCATGCATTTGAGCGAGCAGTTTCTGCCATGCTTTCACCTTTTTCCTGTTTCGCTTCCATTTATAAAAACCGCTTTCGCTGACCGGAAGAGTCGCGCACAGCATCCGTATTGAAAATTTCTTTTCGTCGGCACAGTTCTGAATGTACACAAACATATAGTCCTTTTCTATTCCTTCCGGTCTTGAACGAAAAAACCGAGTGCATCCTTCATTAAACCTGTTTTAGAAACTTTAGTTTCTGAAACAGGTTACCTTGAAATGCGATGTTCTCAATCGTACTATCTGTGCGATTGAGAACTCGTTGACCAGTTCGGCTACGAAGGTACCGAACTGGTCTTGTATCTCATTCGCATTTTTAAGCTCGGCTATCTCTTTTTTGAGCCTGCTGTTCTCTCTTTGAATATCAGCATCTGTATTTTTTCCTTCTTTGTTTTTCTTTACCCGCTGCTTTCTCCAGCCTGCCAATGTTCCATAGTTCACATTAAGCTGTTCGCACGCTTTCTTCACTCCGATCTCGTCCGACAGCTTCAATGCCTCGATTTTAAAGTTCTCATCGTACCGTTTCATTACCTTTCCTCCTCTCTTTTTCGGCAATTTTGGCACTGCACTTTTATTGTATCACTCCAAGCGTTACTGAGTAAAAAACAGTCCTCGACGTATCACAAATACGCCTGCGGGTATTTTTACCCAGTGCCTTGTATCCGGTATCACTATTTTCAAAAGGCTTTCTTCCCCATACCGCCGTAACCGGTTATGGGGGAGAAAATTGTTGACAATATAATTAAGGAAAAAATACCGTCGTTCTCTTATATACAAATAATGTTATTTTATATCCCGCTAAATCCTTCATAGAAACATACAACTTGTATTTCTTCCGCTGTTGTAATTTTATATCATTTGTTAGAAAAAAGCCAGCCCCATTATTTCCTGTGTTGTTACGAAGTGCTAATCTCTAAGCAACTTGGGAAGCGTAAATTGCGCTTCGTACGAGCGGCTTAGATGAGCGTACTTTCTAAACCGCTTGTCGGTTCTAGCCGTAAGGCTAGTCTTTAAGGGCTTGTTCCAGTACGCAGGGACAAGCCCTTTCTTGTAAGGGGGTAGAAAGTGACGAACGAGGAAATTAAGGCTGCATTAAGCAAGCTTTATTACTGTAAGGCTGCCTTTACGGTTACCCAGACGGGTAAAAGATCGAGCAGTGTAAACGGGTTATACAAACCGTTTACCCAAGAAATCTGTATAAATAATAAAAATTTCACCACTGACAATCAGCTCATGTACACAGCGATACATGAGCTGACCCATCACATCTTAATCACCGAAAAGGGCGTGAAAAACGCAAAATCACACTCCGGTATCTTCTGGGCGACATTTTACGATCTGGTAGATAAAGCAATCGAGTTGAAGCTATATGTGCGGGAAAGAAGCGAAGAAACGGCCGCTCTTCTAGCAGAAGCCGTAGAGCTTCAGAAGCAAATTGTAGAAGCACAGAAAAAACTCGGTCGGATAATCTTAAAGTTGCATGAAAGCTGCGCAAAAAATGGGGAGCGGGTTGAGGATGTCATTGAGCATGATATGCAAATGACGCGCAATAAAGCAAAAGAAATGATGCGCAACACCATGAGCGATAGCAAAGACAATGACGAAATCGCCAAAGCGGTCTCTTTAGCGAAAGACCCCATGATTAAACATGTCGCACAAACGGCCGCTGACACTGGTAAGACCGTTGAGCAGGTAAAGGCAATCGCAAAACAAAAACCAAAAGCAACTGACGATGACCTTGGAAGTCCTGAAAAGATAGAGCCGAAAGAACAACTGAAACAAGAAGAGAAACGGCTAAGAAAGACGATCGCGCAGCTTAATAATCGGTTACAAGTTGTACAAGAGGCATTGAAAAATATGGGAGAAAGTGATGGGGATACTCAAATCGACAGACATCAAGTTGAGCAAAAAAGCGCAGCGAGTTTTTAACTACATGAAAGAGTTCGGTTCAATTACTACCCTAGAGGTCTACAACGATTTAGGCGAAACACGGCTGTCTGCACGTATCTTTGAACTGAAAGACAGAGGTTTTGACATATCCTACAAGTGGATAGAAGTTCTTAACCGCTACAAAGAGAAATGTCGTGTAAAACAATACTACATCGTAGAGGCTGCATTATGAAAATGCGACGGGTTAAAATTGTGTACGGCGAAAAGAAAATATCGCTGTTTGAGACGGAACGAGAGGGCGAAAAGTTTGTCGGCACAATCAGAGAATGTCTGTTATTCGGTATGGGATACGGCACTGATCAAGCGGCGGAGTTACGCTACGAGATGGCAAGACTGAACCGCCCAAAAAAATAGATAGGAGTGAGGGATGTATGAAGGGGTTAAAAGAATTGAAAGTGGTATTTTACGGAGTTGATGACTGGGATAGACCTGTTTTCCGTGATGTCTATGAACAGAACGGTAAGTACCGCTACGGAAACAAGTTTTTCGGTGATACCGATAACCTTTTTTGCGGCTTTGAAAAACTTATGGAACGCTACAAAACAGGCGTTGATAGCCTGTGTTATTTCGGCTCTTGCTTTGGGTGTGAACCTGACGGCGATAGTCCTGAAGAGCTGGGTGTCAAATTGATTTTTGATGCCGAGTTAACACAAAAAATTCAAGAAGGAGAAATCAATGTTGTATGAGCAAGTTGTTGAACGTGGTAAAGCACGTTTAACCGACACAAGCGCAATGAGCCGAAGCGAATGGCTTAAATTGCGTGCATCGGGAATCGGTGGAAGCGATGCAGGGGCGATTATGGGCTTAAATAAATATGCTACGCCCTTGAGTGTTTATTTTGCAAAAAAAGACCTTGCGGTGCATGAAGGCAGCAAGGCTGCCGAATGGGGAAACATACTTGAAGACCCGATACGGCATAAGGCTCGTGAAGAGCTGGGGCTTGAAATTGAAACGGTTCCCGGTATGTTCACAAACAAAGAATACGATTTTATGAACGCCAACTTTGACGGGTTGGTATTCGTTGAAGGGGAAAAAGAAATCGCCGGTAGTGTTGTTTCCGGTCTTGGTGGACACGAAATAAAAACATCACGCACCGGCGACGGTTTCACAACAGACGAAATTCCCGACAGCTACTATGCGCAGGTTCAACATTACATGGCAGTTACAGGGCTTACCTTCTTTGTGCTTACCGTTTTTATTTTCGACCAATACACCGGAAGGCATTATGTCATTCCGCGAAATGACGAGTTTATTAACCGGCTTATCGAAGCGGAAGGTACGTTCTGGAATGAGTTTGTACTTGCAAATGTTATGCCTGCTCCTACCGGCAATGAAAACGAGCTTGACCTTGTAAAAGCGCTTCCGATGGCCGAAGAAATTACGCTCAACGAAGATACCGAGCAGCTGCTTGAAGAAAAAGCTGCCATCGACAGTCAAATCAAAGGCTTGCAGGAAAAAAGCGACATACTCAAAGAGCAGGTACTGATCAAAATGACGGAAGCGTCCTGCGGAGAAAACGCGCCTAAGACAATCGCTACCTGCGGCCGTTGGAGAATATCGCTTAACACACAGGTTTCAAAGCGGGTCGATACCAATGCTTTGAAGAAAGCCGGTGTGTACGATGAGTACGCAAAAGAAAGCATTTCGCGCGTACTGCGTATTACAAAAACGAAGGGGCTGTAATGTTCGAGGCGGAACGGGAACGGTGCTACGCTGGCATACGAAAGTGCGATGCGTTTTTGCAAAATGAAATTGTGCGTGGGACGCGAGCAAGTGAAATGATGCCGGAACAAGTGATTAAACTCTTCGAGGAGTATGGAGAGCAACGTAGAGCAGCCATTTTTCACTTAAAAGCAAAAATGCACTTTATCCGGTTACTGGTTGATTTTCAGGAGGCGGAAAATGCGCTTTATGTGGATTGATACGGAAACGACCGGTCTAGACACCAGCGATTCAGCCGCCTTTCAAGTCGCATGTGTTCTTGTGGATAACGGGCAGCTGATTTGCGAGCGATGTTTTTTCTTAAATCCGTTGAGTGAAACAATTAAGTATCACGAAGGCGCCGGAGCGGTTCACGGCTATTCGGAGGAAGAAATAAAAGCGTTTCCGCCTGAAACAGAACAGGTGCCGAAAATTGCCGCGTTTTTTGCAGAGGCGAGAGAGCTTTGGGAAAAAGACGGCAGTAAGACTGAAAAGATGATTATTGCCGGTTATAACGTGGGATTCGATATAGGACATGTTAAAGCCCTTTTCGAGCGGAACGGCTATCGGCTGGAAGATTATTTTGTCAACGTTATCGCTGATGTATTCCTGCAAGTAAAAAAGGCTGGAGTACAGAAAGCGTTACCGTATCTTCCCGACAGAAAACTCGGAACTGTGGCAAAGCACTTAGGTGTAAATCTTGAAAATGCCCATGACGCTTTGGCAGACATTACAGCAACACGAGAGGTTGCTAAAAGGTTATACCAAATGGGAATAACCTTAATCTAAATGCACAGGAGAAATTAAAATGAATGTAAACGGAAACAACGCAAGTACAAAACTTGCGAATGTTCAAAACGGTACAGGCCAGACTCTGAAACAATGGGTTGCAAAAATGAGCGGCCAGATTAAAAATGCGCTGCCTGCAAATATTACGCCGGAACGAATGATGCGGATTGCGCTTACGGCTCTTTCTAAAGACTCAAAACTTTCGGAGTGTACACCTGAATCCTTTATGGGGGCGCTTTTAACATCTGCACAGCTGGGGCTTGAGTGTAATACGCCTTTAGGACAGTCGTATCTCATCCCGTTTTATAACAGCAAAAAAGGTTGTTTTGAAACACAGTTTCAGCTCGGTTATCAGGGGCTGATTGACCTTTGTTACCGCACAGGGCAATACAAGAAAATTGTTGCGCGCATTGTGTATGAAGGAGATGACTTTGATTATTCCTACGGGCTTGACGAGCGGCTTCTTCACCGTCCAAAAGAAAAAAGCGAACAACCCATTTACGTTTATGCGTTGTACGAATTGAAAAACGGAGCAAGCGCATTCGAGGTTATGAGTTGGAAAGCGATTGAAGCGCATGCAAAAAAATATTCACAGTCGGTGCAAAAGGGGTATAAATCCCCCTGGACTACAGACCCTGAAAGCATGGCCAAAAAGACCGTGCTTAAAAAGGTGCTCAAGTATGCGCCGAAAGCAGTAGAACAAGCGGAGCTTATTGCCGAAGCGGTAAACGGCGATAGCGCAATCATCAATACGAACATCATCAAAGACGGGAACGATTTTACCTATACCCAAAACTTTGATTACTCACCCGAAAGCACTGCATCGCACGAAGTTCCTGCGGAGTTTGAAAAAACGGAAAGTATACAGCGGGCTAACGATCAGACGGTGCGAGATAGCGGACAAACTGGAAATAAAGGTGTAAACCAGTCCCTTGATTCGCAATTCGGCGAAAATGAAGACATTCCCGACGGGCTGTTTTAAGGGAGTGTGATTGTGAAGATAACCGGTTTTTTTCACGGCATTTTGTACAAAGAGCAGATTGTTTTACGCCCTACCGACGGGAAAGATAAAATCCTGATCAACAAACTGTTTTTGTCAAAGAAACAGCGCGAAGAAAGGAGCTGTACTGAAATTCTTTTGAAGTGTGAGATTGACGCTCAGTTTCAAAAGCGGAGTTTCAAACAGCTTAATGCCGTGTGGAAACTGGTAGAGGTTATCTTTGAATCGATGGAAAACCGCAAGCCGACGGAAAGCGAAAAATACGATTTATATCTTGATTTGCTTGAACTGTATGCGGACAAAGTACCCAGCAAATTGCGCAAAGACACCTTGCGAAGCATACATATTTCAGAATCGAATACGGTTGCAGCTGCACGCTTTATCGACGGCTTGTTATATCATTTGGCGACTGACTGCCAACTTTCCTATGACTTGCAAGCGGACGTTCGAAGCATCTTGTATGAATGGGAAATATGGCGGGGAAAGCAAAAGACGGATTTTATGGATAACATGACGGTTGACGAATGGCGGGAAACGGCAAAGTACAGCGAGGCAAGCGGCGTCGGCGGAGACATTGATTGCCACCACATCGTAAGTAGAGGAGCTGCTCCGCAATTCGCAAATTGCGCATGGAATGTCTTAGCCCTTACACGTGAAGAACATGAGTTTTTTCACCGGTGCGGCTGGCCTGCCTTTTTGGAAAAATATCCGCACTTGCGCGGTAAAGTTGAGCGGGCGTTTGAAAAAGCGGGACACTTACCTATTCCGCAATAATGGAGTCGCTGTAAGCAGCTTGTTTGCGGCGAAAAAATTAACAGACTTAACAATGAGAGGATAAACGAAATGGAAAACAACCCTTTGGCATTGATTGTAAAAGAAAAGACTCTTGGCAGTCTTGTTACCAATGCAAACGATATTAAAAAATATGTATCGGAAAAACTTAAAGAGTATTCCGTTGATAATTACACCGGCGATGCAAAGCAGGCTGCAAAAGACAAGGCCGAAATAAACAACGCCATTAAAACGCTGAACGACCGCCGTATCGCGCTTGAAAAAGAATGGAACATGCCCTTCCAAGAGTTCAAGAACATTATCAGCGAAACAACCGACATGATGAAAAGCGCGAGCAGCAAGTTAGATGTAATCGTCAAGAATGAGGAAAACAAAGAAAAGGAAGAAAAACACCGCAAGATAATGGAGCTGTGGGAAGCAAAGAAATTTAATCTTGTTCCGCCGGATCGTATTTTTAATGCAAGATGGCTCAATAAAACGTATAAGCTGGCAACGATTGATGTTGAGCTTGACGACATTATAAATCGTATCAACGGCGATCTTGCTTCACTCGACGCTTTCGGCGAGGACACCGCCGTTTTAAAAGACCTCTATCTGTCTACGCTAAACTTACAATCAACACTTAATAAGGGAGCGGAGCTTAAAGCGAACCGTGAGCGGCTTATTGCTATGGAAGCGCAGAAAAAGGCCGAAGAGGAAGCGCGTAAAGCTGAACAGCAAAAAGAAGTACAAGAGCCGGAAGAAACAAAACAAGATGCGCAAACCGTCATAGCAGTTGATTTTGATACGCACGAAGTAAAGAACGTCTCCGTATCGCCTGAAAAACCGGCAGAAGAACCTACTTCGAAGATGTACCGATTCAACGTCTACGGAAGTGAAAACATAATAAACAGCGTACGGAATATCGCTCAAGAAATGGGGCTTGCTATTGTGCCGTCGATGACGCTTGAAGGCAGTGTTGCACAAATAACACGCTTTAAAGAACTTCTTGCTCACCGCAATATCGGCTATGACAAAACGGGAATAATCAATCTTGCTGTAAAACAGATTGATTAACGAGGGGGATTGCAATGAGTGAAAGACGAATGCTTTCAAAGTCAATTACGGAGAGCGATATATTTTTAGATTTACCGCTTTCCGCGCAGGCTTTGTACTTTCACCTGTCAATGAATGCTGATGACGAAGGGTTTATCAATAATTCAAAACGAATCAGAAATATATGCGGCGCAAGCGAAGATGATTTGCAAGAGCTTATTCTGAACGGCCTTTTAATCCGCTTTGATTCAGGGATTTGTGTAATAACCCATTGGAAAATAAACAATAAATTGCGAAAGGATCGATGTAGAGCAACTAATTACCCTGAAGAAAAAGCTCTGCTCGTTGAAAATGCAGCCGGCGTTTATTCACTGCAAAAAGAGGATAAAGAATCGGTTGAACAGCCGGAAGAAATACCGGTTACGAAACCTGTGGAGGAAGCACCTCCCATACCCGAAGCAGAAACGGAAATCAAAGACAGCAGTGCTGACGATCTTGAAATTGAATCGGAAGCTGAACAAAAGTCGGGGAAAACTGCGTATGAGCTTGAAACGGGCGTAAATAAAAGTTATGCGGAAATGATTTTCGACATCTATTTTTCGCACGGGTTACCGTGCGGGAAAAATATCATCGAGTTCTCTATGCGTGATTTTAAACTTGCAAGTGCAGCTCTTAATCGATTGCAATTACACAGCGATGACGTTATTCAAGCGGTGAAAAACTATGTGCAAGTCATAGAGTTGAAACGAAAAGGCCTTACGTGGTGGAACAGTGAACAAAGTTTTTACAATTTTTGCGATAAAAATACGATTTTGCGCTTTCTTCCTGCGAACTTCAAGATTGAGGAATACGCAAAGCAAAAAGGTACTGAAACCGGCAGAGGCTCCGTGCCCGTCGATCGGATAGAGCTTTAAGAGGTATATATGCACGTTGTTGGTAAAGTAAATGATTTGACAATCGGTACAAAAGTCGTTGAGCATCTGTGTCAAAAACATGGCAAAGTTAAATGTGAAGCCTTTGTATTATGCGGTGAAATACATTCCTTTTGTCCTCTTTGTGAACGGGAGCGTGAGGAGCAGGAAGAAAAAGAGCGGCGGCAGAAAGAGCTTGAATATGCAAGAGAAGCCTTTGAAGCTGAAATGAAAGCACGGAATATTGAGCTTGAGTTTTGGGCGAAGAGTATTGAAGACTACAGGCCACAGTGTCAGGAACAGAAAAGAGCGCTTGCAGCTGTCAGAAAAATGATAGTTCAAAAGACAGGAAAAATAATCATATTAGGCTCGAACGGTGTAGGAAAAACAATGTTGGGAAGTGTCGCCGTTAAAGAACTCGGCGGTAAGATTTTAAGTATGTATGAACTATCGGGCATGATACGCCATAGTTATAAAGACAATGCAGAAAGAGATGAATTTGAAATTGTTAATGAGCTTGCTTCTATTCCACTTCTTGTCATTGATGAAATGGGAAGAACAAAAGGAAGCGAAGCTGAAATGAACTGGTTAAGTTACATACTCGATAAACGGCATGTAAGAAGACTGCCCTTTATGCTGCTTGCAAACACCCATTTGAAGCGTGATTGTAAGGCAAAGGGCTGCAGAAAGTGTTTTGAAAACTATGTAGATAATGATGTATTGAGCAGGTTACGGAAAGACACGGAAATTATAACGATTATCGCCCCCGATTATCGGGCGGGAAAATAAAGGGGTACATGGATGGGATTTTCAAGTACTGTTTGTTACAGGAATGAAGTGGGAAAAATACTTGCAAAGCTGCGTGTCGATTACGGTGAATCGCAAGCGAAACAGGCCGCACGGCTTGGATTTAATCAAGCATATTTGAGCATGGTGTCAACTGATAAGCGAAGTTTTTCATACGAACTGTATAAGTCTATCATGGAGCACTACGCGGAAAAGGCTTCGGTTTTTAAGGAAGAGCTTATTAACGAACTTATAAAGGCTGATGTTAAAGAACGGTTTACCGAACTTTTCCCGAATACGACACCGGAGCAAATGCTGTACATACTCTATGGAGAGAAGTAGGGAGCTGGAAAGACGATGAAAAGCGAAGCGTTCAACATGGACTGCATGGAATATATGAGGCAATGCCGCGACAAACAATTTAACCTTGCTATCGTAGACCCTCCGTATGGTGTAGAGGATATGACAGGCAAAGAGTTTTCACACGGTAGAGGTAAATTAAGAAATAGGATTTTTCAAATAGATTGTGAGCGTATCGATAAATGGGATGTTGCCCCGCCTCAAGAGTATTTTGATGAACTATTTCGAATAAGCGAGCATCAAATAATATGGGGCGGAAATTATTTTAATTTACCGCCTTACAGATGCGTTGTCGTGTGGGATAAAGTGCATCCGTTTAAAAACTTTTCAGCAGTTGAAATTGCATGGACAAACTTTAATGAGCCTGCAAAGCTGTTTAAGTTTGATAATAGGTATTCAGGGAAAATACATCCTATGCAAAAACCTGTTGAATTGTACAAATGGCTTTTAATGAATTTTGCAAAGGCCGGAGATAGTGTACTCGATACACATTTAGGTTCCGGTTCAAGCCGCATCGCCGCCTATGATATGGGTTTTGATTTTGTAGGCATTGAGATTGATACTGATTACTTTCAATCACAAGAAGCGCGTTTTAACGAGTACCGGCAGCAGCTTTCTCTATTTGAGTTTGCAGGCGGACAAATACAAGGCAACCTTGCCTTATAACGATTTTAAGGAGCGGACGAAATGGAAACAAGAAAAATTGTACGGACACTAAATGCAGGTGTGTTTTTTGGAAATGTTAAAGAAGAAAACGGAAA